TTCATACTCAGGATCTGGGTCAGGAGTAGGTTGTTCTTGTACTTCTGGCTGCGCTTGTCGCTGCTCTAGTAAAGATTCAACTTCATCAATTGATTTGTCTGGGTGGTATTTATTCATGTACCCTTGAACAAGATCATCGTCCGACTTGTCCGAGTACATTGGATACGCCTGACGAAGGGAGTCAATGAGTGCCATTTACTCCTCCTTTAAGATGAAAGCCCCAATGGATCAGCGTTTACATCCGCATGAACGAAAGATGCCAACGGGTCAAATACAATAAGCTTTAAATTATTAAGCTGTAAAATTTGTTCGTAAATCTTTTTGAACTCATCTGTTTCTGAGTAATCACCCATGTTATCGCGCAAGATAGGAAACACGCCACCGACATTTGGCAGCGGCACAACATGTAATTTGTTCGGGTAATCAAATCTTTCGCCTGCCTCATCTAATCTTTCAATACGTCTGTGCATCTCCGCCTCATCATCTTCAGCGGTAAAGATAACCACATCCCCGAACTCTTTTACTGTACCCCCGAAAGCGTTCTGCAACGGCTTTCCAGATGCCACCTTCATAGATAGATCAAGGGTCATCATGCCCTTACCTGCGTCACCTGCGGCAGCAAATATGATTGGAACACCCAACGGAAAAGTCCCGTCAATTAAGAAGTTTTGCACAGGCGCACTACCTGTAAACCTAGATATAAGAAGGCTATCGTTAAGAAGATTAATAGCTTTGTGCGTATGCCCAACACCGTTGTTGATGAACTCATCTATGTCCAAACCCTCTGCTATCGCATCAGCAGCATCCCATTTGGGCGGTTTACCAGCAGGAGGGTGTAGTATCGTAACGCTGTCAGCATCAGCATCGAGCGCTACTTCCCGAACAATTTCAGCAAGTCTCTTACCCGCATCATCGTTATCAGGCCATATAATTAATTCTTTGCCTCGAAGGGGTGTGAAATCAAACTTATCTGCGTTCTTTCTGGTTAAAGCACCAGCACCTCCTAGTGTGCATGTGGCTGTAATACCAGCATCAATTAAAGCTTGGGCGCACTTTTCGCCCTCTACCCAGACAACACGCTGCTCATTTAAAATGTTCGGAATATTATACAGAGGCCGAACATCAGGCGCTTTTGGATAGTTAACGCCTGGAATCCACGGGCGAAACTCTTTCTTGCCACCAATATCATAACGGCGGACAGTAACTAATACCTCACCGTCCCGACTGATATAGTCCCACTGACCACTATGTTCTGTTGCAGCATCAATCCGAACTTTTTCTTTTTGATCTTCTGCTTGAACAGGCAAACTGTTTAAATCAATACCGCCGTTAGGCATACGCCAAGATGGTTCATTAACAACTGGCCTAACATCATCTGATAAATAAGACCCGAACATTTCTTTGATTTCAGGCAGCCGCATACCACGGGCCTCCATCAAAATCTTAACGATTCCGCCGATTCCCTCGCCGCCATTGAAGTCTTGCCCACGCATAAAGTGTGGACTACTAGGGTTGATATCTATCTTTAAACTTTCACCAGCTTCACCCGCTAGTGACCCGATAAAGAAATCATGACCCCGAATCCTACCGTTAGGATAAGTTTCCTGCAAAATGCTTATCTGAACAGAACGCGGAACCTCATCGCTAATCTTCTGAACTAATTCATGGGCGCTACCATATTTAGTATTGTCAAACCGTAAAACACTCATTATATTGTACCTGAACTCAGTTTTTTGTTTTCCTTAACATCTGATTTCGTTCTCACACTAAAGGGGTCGCTTTCGAGCGGCCCTTTTTTCTATGACCAACAAGTCTGGCGAAACTCACAATATTTGCAAGTAAAATAATCTGAATTAACCGCCACACGCGGCAACATCTCATTTGCTTTTGTTGCCTTTAAAATCTCTACACCTTTATCGCTAATCTTCTGGGCAAGCTCTCTGTTGAAGGGAACAAGCTCGTAGTAAATCTCACTTGTATCTTTGTTTAAAACAGTAAACAAGGCTGGGTTTTCATTTAAATCCATATATGCCTGATACAGTGCTATTTGCCCCGCATAAGTAGGATTCGCAGCGGCAACACCTTTGCGAACAAATTCATTAAATTTTTTGCTGTTGGCAGATTTACATTCCCATAGCATCGGGTATGACATGGCAACAGGGCCAGCGCATATAACGCCGTCAATGTGGCCCCTTATCTGTTCGTTGGCTACAGAAAACCCGAACTGTTTGCCGTTAGAATCATGTGTCTTTAAATCAAAACCTGCTTCTTTAATATACTTAGCCAGTAAGTCCTCGATGAAGTGACCCATATCAAAAATACGCAAAGTCCTGGCTGAAAACATTTTGTCTTCATCTGGTTTAACTTGCATATATCTGTACTGAACTTGTCGTGAACACGGGCCACCTAAAGATGAGCCACCTAAATACGCCCTCTGTGGTTGAGTATCGTTTTTTTCGCAGATGGCTCTGTCTATTTCATAGGAAATAAGTTCGATAGCATCAGAATGGAATTGGGTCGTCAAAGAAGGGTTCTTCAACACGGGTGACACTCTGTTCAAATTCAAGAACGCCCTGTTCTGTATAGTCATCTGTTAGATCCCTCGCTTTTTGTATGATGGCTATAAGCCCAAGAACTTCTCGCTCCTGTAAATCACATAACCTTTTTTCCCAGCCTATATTCTCAAAACAATTTGCAACTTCTTTTAATGCACTGTTGTTTCGTCTGGTATCGTTAGATTCCATAAACTTCTGCCTCGTTTATTAGAGAAAGATAACTGGAAAAGTTCATCTCCACCTACCATGAGAGTAGCTATGCCCATCCTAAATTCATCTCTGTGCTGTTTAATAACAGAATCAACAAAATTAGACATCTCATCTATTATATCTTCATCACCAAAGTTTTCATTTAGTTTGATAAAAGCTTTTATGTTCTTCACCTCCTTATCAGCAAAAAACATAACTACGTTTATTTCACCGCGCATTTTATCCAGCCTCTAACTTCTCATCTTTATCGTCTCTTAAAACCCTAACAATATATTCAACTGACGTTAAGTCTAAACCAATATTCTCAGCGGATCCACGGTAGCGGTTAAGCCATGCCGCTAAAGTAACGCCAGCCTGTTTTCTCAACTCATATTGAGCGTCTTCATCATCAGGATCAAAAGGCTCATAGCCGCCACCTGACTTTCGTGTAGCAACAGGTGAAATGTACGCTGGATATTCAATCGTTAAAACTTTATCGCTTTGCTCGATATGTGTTTGCTCGACCACAATCCTAAGACCACTCGCCATCTGCCGCGCCTTATCAATGCGCCAATTACGAGCCGCTACACTGTCATCCATACCGTAGAAGGCATCATATAACTCATGTTCTGGCTGAGTTGCCAGCCAATCAACAAACTCATCTGGTTTAAAAATATTTAACCCAGTTGTTTGCAAATAGTCATCAATGATCCTCTGTTTTGTTTTTTTCGCAAAATTACTCATTTCATTCTCCTTTTAAAAATTAACCGCCATACCCAACCCCATGTAACCCTACCAGACCTGAACATACCGAAACCGCCTAGACTTACCACAAACTAACATGACTTTCCGTACCATGCCTCTCTATAACCGCCTCGCCCAGCCCAACCTCACCGCGCCTAGCCGTGCCGTGACGGACCGAACCCCGCCTTGCCTATCCAGCCTTAACCGCCAAAGCACACCTTGCCGTAACCCAACGCAACCGAACAAACCCTAACTAAACCGACTTAACTCAACGGAACTTGTCTTAACAAAATTAAACGGACCACAACCGCCAGAACTTACCCAGCCGAACCCTACGCGACCCAACCGAAACGCAACATGACTCAACCGCCTAGACTTGCCTGACTTGCCCTATAAAAACACAGCAAGCCCGACCATAACTCAACCGCCTCGACATGCCAGACCTATCCATACATAACCGCAACCCGTTGGCGGGGGTTTCCCCCCGCCTGATAGTTTAAGCAGCCCTCCGTAACCGCTCTTCTTGCAAGAACTGCATCAGTTCTGCCGTTTCTTGATCCGCACACTCTGGATTATCTCGCGCTAATTCTTGCACTGCGCGACCTTCTTCCATCATTTCATCCCAGAAGTCTTTATGATCACCAAGGTCTTCACCTGCAATGGTGAACGTACCAAAAGAACCTCTGCCTTTTTCTTGGCGGAAATCACCGAGCCCGACTAACTGACCAGCGTTCTGCACCAAAGACGAGATGGACATCGCACTAAAGTTAGGCGTAGCAAACCTAATCTCTACCTCAGCACACCAATTAGGAAGATAAGCGCGAGTACGCATATCTGGTGTGCGGTTCATATCAGCAGAACGAACTACGTCAATTTTAAGGTACGGCTTACCCCAAATATTAATATTGGTTTGCGGTAAGAAGATTAGTCTATTTACGCTAGTTTTATTTACACCAGCAGTTTCAAGCGCAGCAGTAGCCATTGCACCTTTTACACCAGCAGCAGGGAAACACAGCAAAGTATCGCCCTTCATTTGCGTATGCATAGAGTCAATAAACTCTTGCTCTGGATTATGCTTGATTTCTTTTTTCTCAGCCGCAGTCTTACGACCTGCGCCAACGAGTAAGTCTCTCTTAGCTTTGGACGACATACTATTAAAGTACATTGGCGTTTGACCAATCAAACGTAATTTAATCGTACCCTGCTTAATTACAGGAATGCTAATAGAGTCATTAGTTTTCTTTACAGCCATTTTACCCTCCAGTACTATCTGTAAAAGTTAAGTGGGTGGCTTTACGGCACTGGTGCCACCCAAACCAGCTAACAGCTCTTTATTCCAAAGGTTGCCGTTAGTACGCCTTTTTAAGTAAACACCGAACTATTTAAGCGCCCAAGACGGAACTGTTCCAGACGCTGTAGCTGGTGGCATTTGACCTTGCTGACCAACAGGGGCTGCGTTACTAGCAGTGCCAGCAATGTAGCCTTCATCCCCAGGAATCAACGGAGTGGTCATTTTATTCTTAGCCGCATAGCCATTCTTCTCTGGCTCTACACCAATTAAGAAACAAAATTCTTGGCCTTGCAAAACTTGGATGCCAGCAATATTACGCTTTTGCTGCGCCTCTGCGGACATATCATCTTTGCCCAAGTTATGAATACTATCCACGATAAGACG